TAGAAGTAAATCAGAACGTGGCTTAACCGTTCGATACAGTCACTATGAAATGATTGTAATGAACGAGTTAATGCAAATCGGAAAGGACGCTTTTGTAGAAAACCTAAACCGTGGTGACTACAAAGACAAAGGCAAAGGGTTTTTAATTGCAGCAAACAGAGTTTCTTATGGATACCAGTTGCTCCCGATGGGAGGAGTAAAAAAATTCCAAGAGAAGTTTGTTGATGACCAAACTCACTGCCCCCTATGCGCAACCAGACTACATGCAGAAGATCGGGCTTGTGTATAACGCCCCCGCCCATTCGAGGGGCGTTATGCACAGCCCTCAAACCAAAGGAGGACACTATGAAACCACAGTTTGAAGACTTACAAGATAATCTTATCGAGTGGCTGCGCCCTATGCGAGCCAGAATATTAACCATATCCGAAGATGAATTTGAGCACATGCTTGAGCCGGAACTTGATCGTATCACGCCACATGACCCAGGCTTTTGCTTGATTGTTGCTTTGGATAACCCAGTGCTTCGTCAAATCAAATTGAATGAAGGGTACTTCGATGTTGCAGATATTATTAGGGATAATATCTACAGCAGTCTCTATAAGTTTGCGTGGCAATGGTATCGCGAAATGCGTGCAGATATGGAGCAGATCAATGGCACAGTTTAACCGAAGACACTTAGAGTTTATTGCGGAGTATGTTGCTCCGCTTATCAATACCCCGCAAGACATTGAGTATCTTGCAGATGTATTTGAAGACACTAATCCCTTGTTCAAACGAGGTAAGTTTGTTTCTAAAGCTATCAATGCTTGGGAGAAACGCAATCTAATTGATGATGAAATTCCATACTAAGGAGGAACTGTTATGGATATTGATATATATGAAGAGGTTTCTATCGACACCAATTTTCATTTAGAGAACAACTTAAACTTTAATGACATGATAGAGATGATAACGAATGATGACTATACAGTTACGTTCTCTATTAATCTGGAAATTAGCGATAGTTACAATTCTTCAGCTGAACTAAATGAAATGCACGAAATCCAAGTTACAACAGAAGTTTCGAAAGAGTTTCTATTGAACCAACTTGCTAATTACACGCAAGAAACGGAAGGAACAATTGCTAATTTGAAAAAACTCGTTGCTAATCTTAGAGAAGAAATTGTCAGTTTAAAAGAACAAACAAACAAACCTGTTGACCATCTAAGACCTGTGGGTTAGTGTCCACATAGGAGAAACAGATGGCTAAGTCTAAGCAAGACAAGTTAGGTCAACCAGCAGAGTGTTCTAGGTGTAATGTCGTCACGCATCAATTCGTATGCGTGATGACAAACAATCCAAACGATCTGTCTGAGCGTCGTACTCTATGCGTAGAGTGTGAGGTGATCGAGCATGAGAAGTATTTAAACGAGCGCGCTGCCGAACTTAAACGAGTAGAAAACTTGGTACGCAACAACGATTGGGAGTGGTAATGACCAGCAAGAGTAAACAAAAGGGAGCGTATCACGAAAGGTTTTTCGTTAAGTTACTTGAGAAGTGGGGCATCAAAGTTAGGAAACAACCATTGTCCGGTGCACTGGGTGGTGAGTATGCGGGTGATTTAGTTGTCGAACTTGCAGACCTGAGCCTGATTACAGAGGTAAAGTATCGTGCAGACAGTGGGTTTCCGTCTCCATTTACAGTGCTGGAGGGACGAGACATAGCACTATTCAAGCGTGGCAAGGGTGATCCTAGATGGATACTTATCGTGCCCGACGTTGTGTTGGAGAAACTTGTCAAAGACTATGAGATTGTAAAAAAGGGAGGTGCCGATGGAGGAACATCAAAGGCTAACGCCAGAGCGTAGGAAAGACGTTATCCGGCGCACATTCATCTCACAGATGAAGAAGATTTACAGGCCGCACAAACACCTGATCGACAACAAATCAGAGGGTGTCTACCTAGATCAGATGGCCGAAATTATTAATGAGAAGTTGCCAGTTGCTGATTCCGAAGAGCACTTGCTTGTTATGATACGCAAGTCTTACGACCATGCAACCAGCAAGAACGATACTAATTTTTATTTCTCATTGGCACAGGTCATAAAGTCTTGCACCCATGTTGCACAAGAGCATTACAAAACACACATTGCACCATTTGAAAAACAAACTCGATACATTGAAAGCAAGCACGATGAAGAGAGAGGGCACAAAGACGATCCAACTTCTCAAGGCTGGACGATAGCAGGTGCACAAAAACAAATTGAGTATACTCAAGAACTTATGGACACAGGGCAGCTGCCGAAACGTGTCGGTGAAATGTTAATCCGAATACCACAGAAAGCATTAGAGCGTATCCAGCAAAGGGAGACAAGCAATGGATAGAAACAAATCAATCGGTGGGTCAGACGTACTCAAGATCATGCGTGGTGATTGGCATCAGCTATGGCTAGAGAAGAAAGGTCTGGCAGAGCAGGATGACTTGAGCAAAGTGTTCCCAGTACAACTTGGCATTGCCACTGAAGACTTCAACATTGAATGGTTCGCCAAAGACATGGGCGTAAACATTACATACAAGCAATCTCAATACAGCAAGATAACCCCTGGCGGTATCCCACTTAGAGCCACACTGGATGCTGAGTTTGAGTTAGATGGTCAGCGGAATATCTTGGAGTGCAAGCACACATATGACAATAACACATTGGGCAATCAGGTTCAGAACTACATGCCACAGCTTCAACTCTATATGTATGTTGCTGGTCTTAAGCATATTTACTTTTCAAACATATTTGGCAATCGCAGATATGAGTACTGCAAGGTTAGCTATGATGAAGACTATCTCAACAATATGATGATGCACGTTAAAGAGTTTTGGGGTTTGATAGAGAGCAATACAGAGCCACCTCAATCCGTTCACGTTCCGTCCATCACGATAGACCACATAGAGTTAGACGATATGGTTGCCCGCTGCGCTGATGGTGACAACATGTTCCTCGATCAAGCGCACCAATATATAGAAACAATAGAGGCTCATGCAATGCACGAGACTGCAAAGAAAACACTAAAGGCAATGGTGGCTAACAATGAAAGGGAAGTTTACTCGAAGCCGCTAAGTATTAAGCGATCAAAGAATGGAGCGCTGCGCTTCACCATAAACAAAGACGGGGCTACAGAATAGCCCCGCCAGTTGATAGAAAGGAAAATGACAATGACAGAAAAGTCTGACACAGGCCCTCTCATTCATGAGGAGGCACAACCATTAGAACATATGATTGGAAACGAGTATAGCCTTGGATGGAGAAGTGTGTGGATACACACGCCAGATGAGGCGGTGCGAATTGTTTATCGTGGAAGTCGGCTTGAATTAACAGTGGTTAGAAAAACATGAGAGTAAAAATGTCAACCATTATGCGGGTTGTTTGCGATGAGTTTGATGTAACAGAGGAGCAAATAAAGGGTAATAACAGGATAAATAAATTTATCATACCTCGCTTTGCTTTTTATTATCTTTCCTACAAGTACGGACACAGCTACAAAAGGATTGGCATGTGGCTAAACGATCGCGACCATACCACAGTGCTTCATGGCAAGCGCAGGGCAACACAATATCTTGGTGAAGATAGGTTAAATAAACTTGATTCACAAATCCAAATATTGAATAATAAAATGTATCATCAGCAGGGAGAACAGTGATGAGCGAAAACCTACAGCTATGGAACAGCGTATCTCAATCAAACAGCAAGTATCTTAAGAAAGTAAATATCGGTGCTCGATCGTTTACAAGCATCGATCCTCACTATCAAATCAGATCAGCAACGGAAGCCTTCGGGCCGCTCGGTGATGGGTGGCGCTATGATGTTGAGTACAAGTATATCACGCATGGTGATGTAACTATGTGTATCGCAGAGGTTACAATTATACACGGTACCGACAATCAGTACGGGCCTGTTGCTGGATGCCGGACATTTATTCATATGAACCATCCTAAACGCGGTACTGTGATTAACGAAGATGCGCCAAAGATGGCGCTTACAGACGGATTGACCAAGGCATTGTCGCACCTTGGTTTCAATGCCGATGTGTTCCTTGGAGAGCACGACAATAAATATGCGGCAGAGGCGAAAGAGAAAGGAGATTGGTAATGTCAGAACACGACAATACGAATCGCGGGGCAGTGTTCCCACCATACGAAGACACAAAGATGATCTTAACTGGCAAGGCAAATAATGATGGGCAGGATGTTAACCTTGTCTTCACTATGAGCAAGACCAAAGATGGTAAACAAATCATCGATATTTATCAGAAGGTCGGCACATTGTTTCCGAATGATAAAAAAGGAAACGAAAAAGCACCAGACTATACTGGGCCGTTTGCCAACCGACGCATCAGTACATGGCGTCAGTCTAAGGGTGATCTAAAGTATATGTCTTTAGAGATTTCAGACAAGCGTGATAGCCAAGGCAAAAGCTCTTCATCGCTAGTAAACGATGACGTTCCATTTTAATGGACTGGAAAGATCGTGCATTAAGGGCTGAACAAGCCTTGCGTGATATAGCTGCCATCCCGAATGATAGTTTGGGGTGGCGGTTAATGCGCAAGCGGATAGCACAGGAGTATATTATGGCAGAGCAACCACCACTATTTTACCTACGCAATGCGCCGGACGATCAGTTTGCCGCAGAGTTTTGCTGGCGTGGAGATGATGATGTTTATCACGCTATGCAAATTAGCGACAACATGCTTCTCAACTTCTTGAAAGAGAGCGCACGAATTATTAGTCAGCGTGGTATTTGGAAGTTAGATATTCCAGATAGTCTGCTCCAGAATCAACATCAACAAAGCACTGAGTAAACCCAGTTGGGTTTTCTGCTTGAGGATTGATAACCTGCAATATGGCATGCCCGTAACGCTGGTTATCAAATCCTTTTACCAACGCATAAGTATCCCAATATTTATATCCTCTTGCCCTTGCCAACCAAGTTGTCATGTTTTGTTCGACTAACTCGGTGTGTGCAAGCGCCCAGTTGTGTCGATGTCCGGCAATGTAAAGGTGTGCATTGCTCTTAAACATTGCCATCTTTTGTTGGGCATGAAGCGGATTCCATTGACTGTGCCCAGGCATGTCGTGAGCGGCATGGACATAGCAACTCTTACCATTTGGAAATTTAATATCTATCTTAGCTTCCCAGTCTTCATGGATGGTGTGTGGTTGTGACATCCATTTGAGAGGGTCACCAGAACCAGACCACATATCGTGGTTGCCACCAATAAGAATGAGAGGGTTAATGTTTGTAATTAACCATTCAACCAGCTTCCATGCAGTCTCATGAGAGGTATCCTGCTCCGCATATAGGCGCGACAACCGACCAACCCAGTTGTTTTGATAGTCACCCAGACCGCAAGCATAGATGTTTTTGTTAGACTGGATGATGTCAATGTGATGCCGTAGAGTTTCCCAGTCGCAGTAGTTATCGTCTACATGAGGGTCGCCCATCCATAGAAGGCCTATAGGAGCGTCAGATTTCATCCGTACAGCGCGCCATTTCTTTGCCTCGATGTTCTCCTTGCGCTTTGAGAAACGCTTTGTAAGCGTCTCTATAATCTCTTCTACGGGTATGTCATCGTCAGGCAGGTGGTCAAGAGAATATGAATTAGTTTTTTCTACTACAATATTCTCAAAGTCAGCTGCTTTTAGCCTGTTATTTAAGGTGGTTCTTGGGATGCCCAGGGCTATAGCTGCTTCTGTTACGCTACCGTAATCATTGTAGGCCTTCACAGCCTCGATCATTTTTTCTTTAGATAGTTTTGCGTTAGCCATCACACTCTAGCATGAGTTGTTTTAACTCTTCTGCTCTCCCTTTTACTTGACGAAACCATAGTGAGTCTTCCATTTCAGCAGCCGCACGTTGATAGTCACGCTCTTCTAGCGCAGCCCAAAACTTTTTAAACTTAGATAGGCGCGGCCATCCAATGTTAAAGCACATGTTTGCTATGACAATTTGCGCGTTCTCTGGCAGGTCAGACCACCAGTAAACGTTCTTGTCTAACTCTTTAATGACGACAGTAATGTCATCCTCAAGCATTTGCTCGGCAGTTTCTTCCGTGATTGGTGTCAAAAGATTGTGACCATAGCCGATGGTAGGGACACCAGCAGTGCAATGGTACATGTCAAGACGTAAACCTTCATGCCGTTTCAGCATGTCTGCAAGTTTGTTAATCATTTTATTTCTTCATTTGTGTAATGGATTTGATACCAAAACTAGCACCAATAGAAATGAGGATGCCGTAACTCAACCAGTCAGGGCAGTCATCTCTAAGAAACTCAAAGCCAGCTTTCATGTAGGGTTGTGCAGCGGGAACAAAACAAGCAAGGATCATAAGAATAAAAGCAATAGTCCAAAGTTCGTCTTTGAAACTATCAGCCGATGCGTTCATAGCAGAGGCTTCCCAGTCACCATCCTGTTCAGCCTTCTTAACTTGAGCCTCAACTCTTGCCACGTCTAACTTGGCTTTAGCTTCAGCCTTCTTTTGTTTGCCCTCTAACCAAGTCCCCACAATATTGGTTACAGGCCCGATAAGCGTTTGCCACATACTTATCTCCTAATGTATCACCTCTCCCTCGCTAGGCGTACCAGTAATTATTTCAAACAGTTCCTCTGCAACATCAAGAGCAGCATCCATATTGGTGAATGGCTTTACTCGAATAACAATTTCAAAGTTATTTTTCGAATTTTTTTCCACTGTGACCTTCAGGTCAAATTCATTTTGTTCATTATCCATGTAGATAAACTAGCGTTTGATTTGGTTAATGACAATAACAATAATTGTTGCGACAATTCCAAGTGCGGCAAAGATTAAAGTACCAAGGATTGTTCTTTCAACTTGCTTTCGTTTGTTAATCTGCTGCACCCTTTCTAATTCTTTTTGTTCCTTTAGGCGCTTTTGATATTCAGCTTGTATCTGGTCGTAGAAGCCATTGCCAAAGCGCAGGTCTAGCATCATCTTCAATTCGTACAGCATCTCCTGCTGCTGCTTGTACTCAATCATCTCAATGGCTACGTCTTTCAGACCGCCACTAAAGCGCTTCTTATTAAATTCCTGATGACCAATGAAGATGTTGGAGAGTTGTTCGCCAATGGCTTTGGCATCGTTGATTGTATCAAGGTTAGACTTGATAAAGTCTATGCCCTGTTTTGCAAGGGCTAGACCTGTAAGGACTGTGGTGACTGGCTCCACATAATTGTCCTATTTATCTAACACAGCAAAGAGAATGGCAATCAAGAGGCTCATAGCCGCCGACATAGCAATGAAAGCACCAGCTTCTAAACGCTTTAGGCGGAACAGGGTTTCACCCCAACGCTCCGCGCAAATTGCTTCGTGGCTGTCAATTTGGTACTTGACTTGATCTACTGTCGGCTTTGCCATTATTCTGCCTCCGCAATCACAAGTGTGCCTGCCTCTACCTGCCGCATGATTTCGGCGTAGTCTTTATTTTCAGATACGCATGGAACAAAAAAATCCTTGCCATTTATCGTGCATTTAATAACTCGAACACCAGTGTCCTCATCATCAGCTAAATATATTGCATTTTCTATAATCATATTATTAAATCTCCGCATCAGCTTCCCATTGTCCTATCGCCCTGTAAGTTGAACCAGCACTTGCAGAAACTCTTGTTAAAAAAACTTTTGTACTAACTGAACTTATGTTTAAAGAGCTACAATTATAATAAACTACATTAGAAGCGCTGATTGTAGGAGAGGTTCTCATTTCAACTAGGAATTTTCCTGAACTATTAAACAAGTATATGGTTGTAATTGCAGAATATTTATACCCATATCCTCCATCGCTACCTATATCACCAGATACATAGTACCGCTGACACAACGCCAGTTCTTCACCATAAGACCGATGCTCAAATTCGGTGGCGACGGAGCCGACTTCAAGTTGGACGCCTGTGATGTTTAGAGATGCGCCAGAAGTTTCATTAATCTTTACGCTTCCAGTAATATATCTAAAGTCTCCGCTTTGCCATGAATCTGCTGTAGCTGTTGAGCCATATCCAAAACCCATGTCCCAATTAACATAAATTCCAACGCCATTATTTGTTAGCCATGTCCCAGAAGTGTCGCCAGCAATTTGAATAGTTTTGTGTTCCCAAGTGTTCGCTGAGTTTATAGTGTATTGCGTAACAAACGACCTAGCATTACCGTTATTTTGTACGTTGATAGAAAAATCACCAGTTAAAGTTGACTTAACCCAAAAAGAAAGAACAACATTTTTTGCGTCAGATGTGCCCCAATTTAAATGAGCAGAATTGTATCCCTCAATCCCTTGCACAAAAGAAGCATAATCACTTCCAGTAACACTTACGCCTGTACCGCATGAATACTTAAGGCTATTGGTAAAACCTGCTGGAGCATCAGCCACCTGTTGAGCAGTTGACGTACTTCCCGAAGCTGGACCATAGCATGTGAATCTATCTGCGCTAAATTTGGCAGAGCCACTCAAAGCAACAGAGCCTCCGTTGTTTCTCTGGTCAATTCTCATATCACCATTAATGATAATATTCTTCCGCCCAGACGATACGCTTCCAAGCTGGGCTATTTCACGGGCGTTACTCATTATTCTGCCTCCTCAATAGTTAGTTCGCCAGCTTCAACTTGGCGCATAATTTCGGCGTAGTGTGTGTTGGCTAGGTCTTGTGGTATGCAAATCTCAACACCATTAAACATTGCGCGAATAAAAACTTGGCCATCAAAAGGGCTGGTTTCATATTGTGCGTTTTCAAATTC